GTCTTCGAGATCCCGCCAAGGCTTTCTTTCGGTTTCCTACGTCCTCAAATCCTCACATCCAGACCGACTGGCTCAAGGTGAAGAAGGAGGAGCTTTACTCCAAAAGTGAGGGGGACAAGTGGGAGCGGGAATACGAAGCCCTGTTCGTCCGTGGCGGCGCCTCGACTATCTTCCCCATGTTTGACCCCAGCAGGCATGTCAGGCCTCACGCTGCGATCATGGCTGAGATTGCCAAGGATGCCAGGAAGCTAGACTGGTATTGGTGGGCGGACCCTGCAGGCGCTTCCTGCTTCGCTTGCCTGTTCGTGGCGATCAATCCATACACCCGGAAGGTGTACGTCCTAGACGAGATTTACGAGACGGCTCAGGCTGAGATGACGGTCTTAAAGATCGGGCGCCGTGCATTGGATAAAAAGCACGAACTCATGCCCCGGAAGGACTGGCGCCAAGGATATGACGAAGCTGAGACGTGGTTCCATAACGAGATGCTGGACCACTTCGGAGAAGGCCTAGAGCCCACCCAGAAGGCTAAGTCTGACAAGCTATCCGGGCTGTCACTCATCAAGGACATTCTCTTGAACGGTAGCCTAGTCCTTTCGGATCGGTGCAAGAATCTGAAATGGGAGATGCTGAACTACCGGAAGGACGACAAGGGGAAGATCCTAAAGCAGCATGACCACGCCATTGATTGCTTGCGCTATGTCTTGGACGCAGACAAGTATAGTCTGGTCAAGACTACTGAAGTGAACAAAGAGGCTTCCGAGGACTTCCGAGGGGCTAGGATCACAGACGACTTCCCCGGATTCACTGAGACTGGCGAGCCGGTAGACGATTACGACATGGAGTGGGCATGATGCTTTGGATGGCAGTAGGGTTTAGCTTGATGTTTATCGTGCAGGTTGTTTGCCTTGCAGCCCTTTGGTGGACGACGACCGAGCTAAAAGCCATGCAGAAGAGCACCCATTCGATTCAGTACATGCCAGCCGACGCTGCATTCCAGAAGATGACTGACGAAGTGCGGGACAGTCTCACCAAAGATATTTTTGAGAACGTAGGGTAAGATCAAACCATGAGCACGACGGCCTACTCTTTTGACGACCTGAACTCGGACAAGGTTTACTCCCAGCCGACTAAGCCGATTTACGCAATCGACCTGGACGACCCGTCAAACGAGAAAGAAATCCTGAACTGGCTTCAGGCCGAGCTTCACTTCTTGGAGCATGAGAACGAGCCGCGGATCAGGATTCAGCGTCGAAATCTTGCTCTGTACAAAGGGATTCAATATCAGGAATCCGAGGCCCGTGCAGAGAACCGGGACCGCGCAGCCGACCGCTCTACGTTCCTTCGTAAGATTGTCGCCAACCACCTTTTCGACCTGACTAAGAATCGGGCTTCGAGGCTGATTAAGTTTAAACCTGCTGTCGCCATTCTGCCGACCAACGATGAACTGCAGGACAAGCTGTCAGCTAAGGCCTGTAAGGGTCTTCTGGACCACATTTGGTACGAAAACGATTTCGAGGGCATGATCCAGCTTCAGCTTGCTACCCATGCTATGGTCATGGGGGAAAGCTACCTGTTCGTTTGCTGGGACGATAGCAAAGGCCCGCTGTCCCCAGCATATGTTGAAGCGCGGAAGAAGCATGGGCAAAAGATCCCGCTTCTTGATGAGCAAGGGAATCAGCGCAAGGACGAGTCTGGTCGTCCTATGTTTGTTGAACGCCCGGTTCGTATTGGGGACGTGGACTACCGCATCGAGCTATCTCCTGAGGTGCTTCTCGATAAGCAGCCTAAGATGGACATGGTGAAGTATTGTTTCACCAAGGAAACGGTTAACTGTGACGCGCTTCGGATTCAGTACCCGGACAAGGCGTCCCAGATTAAGACGCACAATGACCAGATTTACGATTACGACCGAATGGAGCTTAGGCCCGTTCGAAATGAGATTACAGTTTTCACGTTTACCGCCAAAAAGCAGCCGGGCATGGAAAAGGGCCGGGTCATTCGGTTTACCAAGGACTGCATTCTGGAGAACCGTGAAAGCCCATACTCGCACCAAGGGCTTCCATTCATCCGTTTCACGGACATTGATTACCCTGGCGAGCTTTATGGCCACTCGTTCTTTGAGATCATCAAAGGGTTGACGGGCACTTACAACAACCTGACGAACATGATCCTGCGGAATATCCTGCTAGTGTCCCATCCTAAGTGGATGGTGCCTGCAGGTTCTACGGACATTCAGAAGCTTGGGAATGACGTAACTATCGTCCAATACAAAGGACCGCAGCCCCCAGCCCTTGCCGTGGCTCAGAGCGTGCCTGCGGACGTGTTTAAGTTCCGCGCGGACCTGAAGGAAGAGTTTCAGCAGATCTCAGGCGTCTTTGGCGTGTCTCGTGGCGAGCCACCTCCCGGCATTAAGGCTGGGGTTGCGCTTCAGTTTTTGAGCGAGCAGGAGTCTGAGCGATACAATGAGCTGGTGCTCAAATGGAACGAGTGTATCCGGCAGATTGCCGAGATGACGCTGTCTGTTGCGCATGACTATTACGATGACTCGGACAAGCGCATGGTCCGGGTATTGGGTAAGAATAACGAGTACATGACCGAGTTCTTCAGGGCTTCGGATCTAAACTCGGATTACGATATTCGGATTCAAAACTCTTCTGCGCTTCCTAAGTCTGTGGCAGCGCGGACTCAGACTCTTCTCGATCTTTCCGAGCGGTTCCCAGACAAGTTTACGGGCGAGCAAGTGATCGACATGCTTGATCTTGCACAGTCTGATAAGTTTGTGGACGCGGCTACTGTTGCGGTTCGTTCTGCTGAAGCTGAGACTGAGAAGCTTCTTGAGGCTTCTGAGCAAGAGGCGGAGGCCATGAGCCCGCAGGAGTTTGAGAACCATATCGTTCACTGGAAGGTTCACACCCGCCAGATTCAGGAGTTTAGCTTCAAGTATAAAACTTCGCCCGATAAGCAGCGGAACCTTGTGGACCATGTTTTCGTGCATGAAATGTTCATGCTGGATCAGGCCAAGGTGAATCCTAAGTTCGCCGAACTCTTGGCGCAGCTTGAACTCTTCCCAATGTTCTACAAAGTGAAGGTGGCAGAAGTGCCAATGCCAGCTCCAGCCCCACTTCCTGCTGGACCTGAGCAGATGCCTCTCGGCATGATGGCACCTCCCATGCCGCCAGCAAGTCCTTTGCAGGCAAACCCCCTTCCAGTTAATCCGGCAAACTCACCCATCCCAGAGCAGGCGGCTATGCCGGAAGCCCCTCCTCTCGAAACTCAACTCATGGGCCAACTTGGACCCGTTGAGCCAACTCGGGGAATCTAATGAGCGAAATCCAATCCACGGCGAACGTATCCCAACCCATCGAAACAGGTGGAGGAGAGTCGCCGGTAAGCTGGGAACAGCTTGATGCCGTCAGTAACTTCAAGTCCGAAGTAGCCAAGAACGAAGCTAAAGAAGAAATCCAAGCTGAGAAGGCCGCAGAGCGTGAGCTAGGGTCCAAGGCAAAGGATAAGGGCGAGGACTCCGATTCCAAGGCAGAGGCCAAAGCTAAGGCCAAGGAACCAAAGGCTAAGGACGAGGAGACTCGTGAGAAACAAGCCGAAGCCAAACGACTCAAGATCCAACACGGCGAAGAGGCCTTTGACCTTCCTCTGGATGCGAAGTTTCCAGTTAAGATTGACGGAAAGGTTGAGCAAGTTACTCTGTCTGAGCTTCAGGCGCGGTATTCCCAGCAGAAGCACCTAGATAAAATCTACACGGACTATAAAAAAGAAAAAGCTGCGTTTGAGCAGGAACGTGGCAAAATGAAGTCAATGGTGGAAAAAGTGCATGATCTTCTTGTGAACAAGAAGGACTTGCGCGGCTTCATCGAAACTGTAGCAGAACCCTTGGGCGTCGATCCCTCACAGATCTATCAAGATACTATGAGCCAGATGGAAGCAAAGTTCGAGGAAGCTCAGTTGTTGTCCCCCGAGGAACGTAAGGCACGGGCTCTTGAAGAGGAGCTGTCTTACTATCGCCGGAAGCAAGAAGAGGCAAAGCAAGCTCAAACCACGGCCAAAGCGAGGCAAGAACTCGAAACCACGGTTGAGTCTGTGATGCAAAGCACCGGGATGGATAAGGCTGCTTTTGTTAAGAGTTACGACGAGCTGGTGCAGCTTGGATTTAAGCCGGACGATCTATCCGCAGAACAAATCGGTTCATATTACCGGAATATGCAAACGATTACTCGGATTGAGACTCGTCTTGGCGAGAAGAACCCAGAGCTGGCTCAAGATCAGGCCCTTGTGGAGAAGTTAGCAACTTTGGCGATTCAAACTCAGGCAAGCCCTGAAGAAATCGACCAGGTGATTGAACAGCTCTACACGTCTGAGTCTGAGAAAAAGCTGGCAAAAAAGATCAACAAGTCGATCCGCAAGGCATCGGCAGAAACTCCCGTCAAGAATCCGGGCAAAGACCCGTTGTTCTTTGACGACATTTGAAAGGGTAAACAATGGCTCAGTTCAATCTGACGACCGCTACTAATCTCTTCAAGATCAAGTACGGCAAGCTCTCTGAAAACACCTACAACTCGGCAAACGTCCTCCTTGCCCGCGTGAAGAAGTCTTTCGACTTCACGGGTAAGCGCATGGATATCGCTGTCCCGACCTCCTTCGCAGGCGGCGTGGGCTCTGGATCTCTCCCGACCCCGAACTACGCAGCGATTCAGGACGCCCAGATCACGGCTAAGAAGATGTACTCCGTGATTCAAGTTGACCGCGAGTCCATCAAGGCTGCTTCGAACAACGAAGGCGCTTTCGTGGAACTCACCAAGTTCTCCGTCCAGAAGGGCGTGGAATCTTGGATGCGCAACATGAGCCGCGCTCTCTTCAACGACGGCTCGGGCTCGCTCGGCGTGTCCACGGCTGCTGTTGCTACCGGCTCGGCTGCTGCTCCGGTTGTGACCATTTCGGCTGCAAGCTGGAAGGAAGCTAACTTCGAAGAGAAGGACTACATCAACGTTGACTCTGTGGCTAACCCCTACAGCGTGTCGAACGTCTGGGAAGTCGTGTCGGTTGATCCTGCTACCCGGCAGGTTTCGCTGGCTCGTATCTCCGGCTCTGTCGATTTGACGGCTGATGCTGGCGCCAAGACCCTCATCATGCAGAACTCCCAAGCTAACGACCCAAGCGGTCTTAAGGGCGTTCTGGATGCAACCGGCGGATCGCTCTATGGCGTGTCCGTTGGCCGTCGCTGGCAGGCTTCGCAGCTTGCTGCAGGCGGAGCTGGCCTCACCCCTGACCTCATGAATCAGCAGATGCTTGAGATTCAGCGTAAGTGCGGCAAGGTGCCGAACCTCATCATCACGAGCTTCACGCAGTACCGTAAGCTCTTGAACGTCCTCGAAGACCAAAAGCAATACATCATCGAGCCCCGCTCTCCTGAGCTTCAGGGCAAGGTGAGCTTCCGTGGCGTCGAGTTCATGTCGTCCGCTGGTCCGGTCGGCGTGTTCCCAGAGCGCTTCTGCGAAGACGACCGCATGTACATGCTCAATGACAACTTCATTGAGCTGAAGCATCGGCCTGACTTCGGCTGGTTTGACGACGACGGCAGCGTGTTCCTCCGTACGGCTTCTTCGGACGCCTACGAGGCACGCTACGGCGGATACCTTGAGTCGTACATCGTCCCAAGCTTCCACGGCGTCATTACGGGCCTTGCGACCTAAGTAAACTGATCGGCGGGGGGTTTCGGCCTCCCGCCTATCTTTCCACGGAGAAAGAATCATGCTGAGAGAAATCAAGTCCCCACAACGTCTTCCGCGCCAGCTTCACTTCAAGGTGGATGGCACGGGTGGCAGTGCATCGCTTCTGATTGGATCGAAAGACGCTACCGTTGCTCGTTCCGCTCAGGGCCGTTACGTTGTTACGTTTGAAAAGCCATTTGCGCGTGAGTGCGTGGCTATTGCGAGCGTGATCTACGGATCGGCTGGTATCATTGCCTCTATCTCTGCAACGTCGGCCTCGTCTGTCAGCGTCCGTATTTATGACGCAGCAGGCGCAGACCAAGACGCGGACTTCCATTTGGTTGTCCAAGGCTTTGACGCCGTAGACGAATACTAAGATAGTTTAGGTGCGGGGTAGCTCAGAGGCAGAGCGGGTAGGAGCAAGGACGCTTCCCTACCAGTCGTCGGTTCGAGTCCGGCTCCCGCGCCTAACTTTTTGGAGACCTTATGGCTTCTGTCAGCAAATATAACATCGGGCTTGGGTCGCTCTCTGGAGCATCGGGATCGGCGGATAAAGTAAGCCTTGAGCAACACACGGTTGACCATGTGTTTGCAGCCGACGTGTCAGCTCTGAGCGGTGGCACGACTCTTGCGTTTTCCATCAAGACCTCGATTGACGGGGTAAGTTTTGCCGAGATTGCAACCGGCAGCGCAACGGCCACGGGCCTTAAGCTGATTACGGTTCCTTCGCCCCTAAGCTTTGTCCGTGTAGATTGGACGTTAACCGGTGGAGTGCAAACTGCAACGGTATCTGGTGCAATTTGCTACGATAAGAGGCGCTAATGTCGCGGGTGGATCTTTATCCTACAACCAAATCATCGCCATCAACGGCACAGATTCAAACTGGGACAGCTTTTGCTGGGGATAAAGTAGCTGCTGACGTCAATGTAATTGGCGGATCAATCTCAGGCACGTTTGAGCCGACCGGATTGTCTAAGAACGTCAAAACAAGTGTTGTAACGGTTACTGACGTACCAGCGTTGGTGACTCCTTCTCCGTTAACAGACCGCAACGCTCTGTCGATTCGTGTTTGGGGCGATCAGACGGTTTATTTTGGAGAGGACCTAACTGTTACGTCTACAAGCGGTTATCCTAAAACCACGCTGGAAGAGTTAGCGCTAGACATCAAAGAGAATCCAGCAATGGAAATCTGGGCAGTATGTGAGTCAGGTAGGACATCTGAACTAAGAGTACTGGAGCTAGCCTGATGGCATTCGTATCATCAACCTTCGCACCTTATGTCCCCCCGCTTAGGGAGAGAATCCTAACGGCGATTGATAGAGTGACAGTGATTAACTACTCAAACCTCGGGTCTTGCGAAGAAATTATAACAAGTATTGAATATACAGCGGCATCAATTAGCGCGACAGCAAAAGCCACTAAAGCGTTTACATACTCTGATACGACCTTCAGGTATGTAATCTCAGCTGTAAACTGGACAGTAGTCCCATGAGGAGAATGAAATGAAACTGTTAGACACAGAACTACTGGCCGACGTCGTGTCAGTGTACGATCAAACGAAAACAACGATTCAGGGGAATATTGAAAATAAAACCTTCAATAGCGTGCCCGTCCTTGGTTCGCCCGTCACCAAGTACGTTGACGTGGTCACCGATACCGGAATTTCACCTAACGGGTTTGTTTATTGCACGACAAACAACAGGCTTTTTATCGTCGGCGCAGCAATCGGAGCGGTTGCTGGTACTGCTCAACAGCATCCGATCATGCTTTACAATTTCAACCTGACCACGGGCGCTTCGAGCTATGTGGGCAGGATTGTTGTCCAACTTCCAATTTCAGGGACAACGGCGCACACCTTCCGCTCGATCAAGGTCGTGGACGGGCCAGGCACCACTGGTTGGAAGATTTACCTGACGACGCTTCAAACCTTTACGCAGTCGGGCCAGTTTTTGGTTAACAACATTGATCAAGCTGATTTTTCAGCGGGGCCATCACCAACCCCGATTCAATACCCAATCGCAGCGGGGACCAACCAAAAAGCCGTTTATCACCTGGGGCAATTCTCCCCATCAAACACGCTTTCAGGAACGCCAACTCTTGGAACGCCTGTCACGTTCAACGTAGCTGGGCATCCTTGGGTTAACGGAAACCAAGTATACATTTCCTCCCAAGCTGGTCCAGCGTGGACGTCTTCCACGTTTGCTGTAAACACTCGTTATTTCGTCGTCAACGCAGGCGTCGGAACCTTTCAACTTTCTGCAACCTTTGGCGGTACTGCAATCGCTGCGGCAGCGGGTCCCACTTCCGTTGTCATGACGCAAATTAATACCGAGATTGAACCGTCCAACGCAATCTATGATCCGACCAATGGACGGCTCTATACACACACCGGGCTTGCTTCAGCGCACCAATACTTTGTTCGAGATACTACCGCTGCGGTAACATATGCAGCAGACTCAAGCGTCACCATTACTGCCGCAGCGCCAGGAAAGGTGCAGATTGTCGGGCATGGCTACAAAGCAAACGACCTAGTGATGATTCTCTCAGGTACTGTCCCGGGCGGATTGACCTTGGGCACAACCTACTTTGTCGCTAACCCTACAGCAAACGACTTCGAATTGAGTGCAACGGCTGGCGGCGCTGGTATTACGACCTCGACGGCTGGCTTGGTCACCATTGGTCGCGCATGGGGTTACACCAACTCTCAGTGGTTGCACCGCACAAGCATCCTCCCAGCACTGACTGGAACGATTCTTTTGACTGACTCGGAAAACCAAGCGGTTCCGGTTGATGCACCAGTTAATGGCGGCATACTCAATGGGCAATCGTGTGGATTTCTAGCAACATCGACCACAATGTACTTGGGCCTCTTGTCTGAATTGACGCCACTTGCAACAACCTGGCCCTCACTCACCGCTGCTAACTATGCGAGCGGAGTGGGGCAGTATATCACCAACACGGCTGTCAATGCGTCGTGGTCTAACTCGATTGATCAAGCGATTGTGAATACTTCGGTCATTAACAAGTTTCTGACTAAAAAAGTCATTAACAACTCCGTCGATGCGAGTTTTGGTCAGATCGGAAGTCGTCAATATGAGGGAACAAGCCCACAAGGAGTTGAGCTAGAGCTGCAAGCCGCACCGATCGGATTTGGAAACCAGCTTGGTTGGCTCTTTGTTGTACCGTCAGGGGTTACTCCCGGGCAACGCGGCATTATCGCGATGGATTTGAAATCGGATATTGCCTGCACGACATCCTATATCGTCACGAAAGTTTTGGATTTCGTACCTACGACTACAATCAAGAGATTGAAAGCGACGGTTGAAAACAGGGATCCAGGCTCTCAGCTCGTAGTGTTCTACCGCACCTCAGGGTTCGGAAGCATCTCGGGTGGATGGGTGATGATTAACCCAGATGAGGTTCAAGCTATCGGGTCGGTATCTCAGATTCAATTCAAGCTTGGAGTCGCGGTCCAGTGCATCGGAAAGTCAACACCGATCCAGATCTCATCGTTTGCGGTTGGATATGATTCGCTCGAAGAGATGTCTGATTTCTGGGAATACTCTTACGACGACTCAAGCGTTGGAAGCCCGACCCGTTGCGGTTTCAGGCTTCGAGAGACCTATGCTGTGGCGGTGCCAAGCTCACTCACTTTCCGGGCTTTTGACCTGTCAAACAATATGCTGGTGTCTGAAAGCATCACGGCAGCGCCGACCAAGTTCCAATACTCAACTGATGGTGGGACTACTTGGTTGGCATTGGGAACCATTCCAAACACGATTGGGACGTTGATTCGGTATACCTTTACCTCGCCTCCTGGGGTGGATATCCGACCGAGCTTGAGAGACTCCTAAGGGGGCACAATGAGTAACCAACTAATACAGAGCGGAACAGTCGTACAGAGCACGTCCCTTGCTACAATTTGGGGGAACCAACTTGTCACTGGGAACGTCAAACAGGAGTCAAGTCAGGCGTGCATTGTCGATCTGATTCCGCCTGTATTTGGTGGGATTTCATTTTTAGGGTTAGGGGTTTTGGGCCAGTTTCAAGTGCAGTACTCAGCTGGCCTAGATCCCTCAACCCCGGTTAGATACGAGATTTACATTCAAGCGGGTACTGCGACTGGGCTTTTTAACCTGATCAATGTCGCGCTTGTGACGCAGTCTTTGACTACGGATCTGTTCGCACTCGCTGACGGGTCACTGCTAGTTCCAGCAACAACCTACTTTGTCGGCGTTCGGGCAGTGGATGCAGTAGGGAACAGAGATTCAAACCTAGTATCTCTCTCATTAGTTAGCCCCGGGATTACAGGCGCAAATATCGCCACGATTTCTGGCATGTTCGCGGTCGATGATACGAATGATTTTATCGGGTCTTTCTGGGTCGCTGACTCATTGGGGACGATTACTAACCCACTCAGGCTTGGGACCGCTTCTTTCATTGTCTATGACAACAACGGAAACGCCGTACCAGGGTTTACGCAGAGTGGGATTATTCCAGATATTAACGGGTTCTTCGAAATCACACCGATCCCGTCAATTCTAGATTTTGAGCACAACTTCTACGCGGCAAAAGTGACGATCGCAGTAGACGGGGTGCCAATCACCTACACGCTGCCTGTTACGCAGCAGCCTGTACTCCCTCAATACGAGACAAGGGCTGTCTTCTCGATTAGCCCAATTAATCAACTACAAGGGACCTTCTGGGTGATTAATAATACGGGCCAAGTTACTGACGACCTTGGGACTGCCTCATTCTCCATCCGAGACGTAAACGGAGCACTTATTGGGATAGCTCAATCCGGGCTTGTCGCTGACGTTAACGGATTCTACAAAATGGCTCCAGTTAGTGCTTCAGTGTTAACGTCCTTAACTCACTACACAGTTCAAATAGAAATTATGGCACACGGCGGCCCACGGACTGGTTGTGTAGGCTTGAGCATCGCGGAGTAAACATGGCACTGAGACGCGCTCAAATGCTAACTTCGACGAATTACTGGCAAGAGGTAAACCTTGCCTTCAATTTGCCGTTAGCGGTAGCGCCTCAGACCGTTATTTGCACGAGACTCTCAAGCGAGCTTAAGCCAATCGCCGTGCAATTAGCCGCTCAGTATTCTCAAACGGGCGACAACCTTAATGTGATGGCCTATTTGCAGCGAGTTGTTGGCCGCCCGATTCAGGCTGGATCGTGTACGTTTTCGCTTACGGAGATGACGGGTGACGGAACTTGGAGTGCGGTAAACACTGATACGGTGTCAGGCACTGAGGATGCAATCGGTCGATGGGTTGGGGTAATTCCAGCTGGTGACGTAATTACTAACCTCTGCATGGGTAAAAGCACGCTACGGGTGAAAGCGACATTGCAGCGTGCAGGTAAGACTTTTACAAAAGACATTTATGTGAATCACCTTGGTATCGGTGAGGCCATGGGTTTCTTTAGAACTAGAATTTTGCAAATCGAGACTGGTAAAAAAGACGAGTGACTGTAGAATTTACATGACACAAAGATCCGCTTTAATGACGGGGAGGGGACATGAGTACGCCAAAAGGTTATAGCTCGCAGGAAAAAGAAGACAGGTTATCAGCGCAGTTTTCTACTGTTGAGCCGATTAAAGAGCATCAGTTTGGCCTGTCGGTAGCCAACTACTCGACCGTTCAAGAATGGGCTACTGGCACGGTAGACGCTGGTTCTACTTCCTCGGTGTTGGTCATTACTGACTGCACCCCCGCCAAGGGCGATATCATCTACTTTACGGGCGGCAGCCTTTACGGGACCGAGGTCCGAGTCTGGAAAGTAGATGGGACGTCGTTTTCCCTTGCTGAGACGCTTTCAGTAGCTCCTTCGGCTGGCGACTCGATTCAAGTCCTTCGCTATAAGTCTCCGGTAGTTAACGGTGCTGGTGAGCTGATTGTTGCGCTTTCTGAGCTTGCTATCGAAGAAGCTGGGTCGCCCCTCGCTGATAGCAAAGTAAAAATGATGGGTGCCGTGGATAGCTCCGGCGATGCTCGCCAAGTGCTATCTGATACGGATGGACACCTTCAGATTGACGTGCTTTCTAGCGCCCTTCCAGCTGGTGCAGCCACCGAGACGACACTCGCCACCCTGGCTACTGAAGCGACCGTTAGCACGCTGGCTACTGAAGCCACGGTAGCTACCTTGGCTACAGAGGCTACCGTCAGCACTTTGGCTACGGAAGCCACGGTTGCTACGCTTGCGACTGAGGCAACGGTAAGCACTCTTGCCACCGAAGCTACTGTAGCAACGCTCGCCACGGAGGCTACTGTCGCTACACTTGCGACTGCTGCTGCTCAAACTGACGGCACTCAAAAGAGTCAGATTGTTGACGGCGCTGGCAACGTCATTAGCTCAACTTCTAATGCTCTCGACGTAAATTTAAAGAGTCCTGTCATCGTCGATGTTAATCTCGATGAAGCAGATGATTCGATAGCAGTGTTTGGGTATGATGGCACTGCTAACAGAGCGATCAAGACCGATGTTTCAGGGGAACTCCAGGTAGATATTCTAAGCTCGGCTCTGCCTGCTGGCGCCGCAACGGAAGTTACCCTTGCCGCAGTAAAGACTGCTGTTGAAACAATCGGCAATGCTATCTCAGGAAATGAGATGCAGGTGGACATTAAGACGATTGAGGGCGTCATTGATGCCAACAATACAACGTCAACCCCGCTTCTTGCTGGCGGTAACTTCACTGGCGCTTGGACCGAGATTAAAGACTATAACTCGATTAATCTCGGGGTCTTCTCAAACGTAGCGTCTGCGACCGATGGCCTCCGGATTGAGTACAGCTTTGACGGTGTATCGGTTCATCACTTCCATCTCTGGACATTCCCTGGTGGTGCGAACGGTATCGGATATCAGCTCTCTGCTGAGTTCAGATACTTCCGTATCAACTACACGAACGGAGCAAGCGCACAGGCTACTTTCCTACTTCAGAGTAACCTTAAGCCTACAGCTCTATTCCCAAGCTCTTACAGAGCAAGCCAGACCTTTAGTTCTCAGTCTCAAGTAATCCTGACTAAAGGGATTATTGTTGGAGAGACGACTGGTGGCGGTGGTGGCTATGTTTCGGTGAAGGTTAACCCTTCTGGCGCTTTGACGGTTGAGGCAGACGTTACGTCTTCTGTGCTTCCGACCGGAGCGGCTACGGAAACGACTCTGGCTGCTATCAAGACCGCTGTTGAGCTTCTTGATAACGCTGTCAGCGGGAATGAGCTTCAAGTTGACGTGGTGACGTCTGCACTCCCTACGGGTGCAGCTACGGAAACGACGCTTGCCTCGATTGAGGGCGACACTAGCTCATTGGCTGGCTGCGTAAGCGGGTCTGAGGTTCAGGTTGACGTTGTTGGAGCGCTTCCAAGCGGGACCAATACGATCGGCAAGGTGGACGTCAACACCCTGTCGGTTATCGACCTTTTGGACGCTGGCATTCTCGACACTTCCAGCACCAATATCGCTGGCAGCGCATCCAGCCCGACTCAGGTGGTTGCTTCTACGGCTGCGGCGACTAAGAAAATGCAGATTCTGGACACGACGGGGGCTTTTATCGGCCTTTATACCGGACCCTTGGCAAGCGAAGTGCTTCAGCTTGTTATCGGGCCGGGTTCGGACCAAACTATTGAACATGCAATCCCAGCTTCTACTCGCATCAGCCTGAAGCGGCTGGATTCTACCACTGCGATCTCTTCGGGTATCGTGGCGATTAACTTCATCGGATGATGAACTAGGGAGACCTACTTAAATGCCAGCAACAATCTTTGCAGGATCAAAAGTCAAAGCCCTAAAGGGCACAATGAACTTGAACGGGGGGGCTGATATCATCAGCTCTGCGACCGATCCGACGAGTGTCGCGGTTGATGCTTCTCCGGGCTCGCTGCTTCTCAATACGACGAGCGGCAAGTTGTATCGGAAGAATGACTCAGGCAGCTCGACCAACTGGTCTGAAGTGGGATCGGGCGGAAGCGGGATTAACTACGTCACGAATCCCACGGCTTCGACCGATACCTCCGGATGGGCAACTTATGCCGATGCTGCCGGTACTGCTCCGGTAGATGGCACTGGTGGTTCACCTACGGTCACTTGGACGCGCTCGACTAGCAGTCCTCTCCGTGGCGCTGCAGACTTTAACTTCACTAAGGACGCAGCAAACCGCCAAGGACAAGGCGTTGCAACTGACATTACGATTGATCTTGCAGACCAAGCCAAGATTCTGACGGTTAGCTTTGATTACGAAGTCCTGAGCGGGACCTACGCTACTGGCGACCTTACGGTATATCTGATTGCTGATCCTGCTGGCACTCCGGTTGTCATTCAGCCTGCAGGTTATCAGGTTCAAGCTGCTACGGCTGGAACCAAGATGCGTCAGATTGCCACGTTCCAGACGCAAGCAACGGGACAGACCTATCGCGTTTGCTTCCACGTCGCGTCCACGTCCGCGTTGGCCTACTCGCTTGCGATTGATAACGTCGTAGTCGGACCGCAGACCGTTCAGTACGGCGCTCCTGTAACGGATTGGGTGGATTACACACCGGTTTGGACGGCATCTGTTAGTAATCCGTCTATCGGAAACGGAACTTTAGCCGGAAAATATCGAAGAGTAGGTGGAAACCATGAGGTAGCCATCACAGTTATTCTTGGAACAACAACAACAATCGGTTCTGGTAACTACTTTTTTAGTACACCTTCGTCCATTGATACTACCAAGCTGGCTAGCTCCGACGTACGAGGCATTGGAACAGCTTATGTTCTAAACTCTACAATCGCAGGATCTATTGGCGAAGTTGAGTTTGCATCAAGCAATACAGTTTTGATTGCTACTCCTGCGATTACGACGACCAACAACACAGGAAATGCGCTTGGTATTATTGGTTCTAGTTATCCGGGAGGTGGAACCGGAAGCACAGCCAAAGCAAATGACGTTTATGTCTTGAGGTTTAGCTATCCCGTACTTGGTCTTAGCTCCACGGTCCAAATGTCGAATGACACGGATACGAGGGTTGTGGCTGCTCGTGCCTCGGGCGGTTCTTCCGCTTATGGTGCCGGTGGTATCTTACAATATAATAGCGTTACTTATGATACTCACGGCGCTATTACGACCGGCGCAGGTTGGAAGTTTACGGCTCCGGTTAGCGGTTATTACAGGGTACAGTTAAGTGCGACCCGATCAACTTCAGGCGTTCAGTCGCACGTGGTCTATGTAAGTGGGGTTATTTATCAGTTTGTCATGACAAATGTCAGTGGAACCACTTCGTATATGAGTGGAGCAACAACTGTCTACCTAAATGCTGGTCAATATCTCGACATCAGAACTGATAATGCGGCAACGATTGAAGTTGGTGTTATAACGGTCGAACGCCTCTCCGGAACTTCCGCAATCGCTGCGACGGAGACGGTTGCTGTAAGGGCCACGATCTCCGCTGGACAATCAATCGCGAATGGAGCGGCAGCGACCGTTATTTATAACTCTAAAGCATTCGATACTCACGGAGCTTTTAACGCTTCAACCGGAGTGTTTACGGTTCCTGTAAGTGGAAAATATCTGATTTCAGCGCAGATCCGTTTTGCAGCAGGAACATGGTCGGTTGGTGCGAGCTGTGCTTTGAATCCATTTAAAACAGGAAATCAGTTCGGTTCTGTTTATTGGGATAATCAAAACAGCACTTTTTCTAGAATCCCAGAGGCTTGGAATACTTGGACGATTGATGCTTTAGCCGGGGACACGCTTTATGTTCAGGCTGTGAATAACCTTGGATCTTTGCAAAGTCTTGTGGCTAGCGCATCAAATCACATTGAAATCTTCAGAATCGGTAACTAACCATGAAAAAAGTAATCGTTAAAAATCTTGAAGGCGTACAGACGCACGGTGCGCAGATGGAAGATCCGACCAAATGGATCGCAGACTGCGTTGAGCATGACTATTGGGGCAAGAAAGAGCGCCTTGTCCCTCAGGATGAGCCACACGAGGCTTCAGACGTCCTTGAGGAAGTAGACGTCGTCATGAGCCCTGAGATCCCTGCGGTGATGAATGACGCAGGCGAGATTGTGCAAGAAGCCATCCCTGCGGTGGTTAAGAAGCACGTCAAGCTCCGGGCTCAGTACACGGTCGAGATCGTGGACGTGACCGCAGAGCACGAGCTGGCTCAAGTGATCGCAGCCCGAAAGGCTGAGTATCCTTCGGCTGAAGAGTTCATGAACGCGTACTTTGACGGGGGTCCAGCAGCCTTGGGTGTGCTGATGCAGCAGCGGTTGGAAGTGAAAGCTAAGTATCCGAAGCCGGGGGTCTAATGCCTTACGAGACACTAAATCTTGGGATTGAGTTAACTCTTCCCACTACAGGGACGAGTAACTGGGGAACCACGCTTAAAAACACGACGTGGACCAAGATTAGTCAGCACAGGCACACAGGGGGAGGGGACGGCGCACAGCTTGTCTCCTCTTCTTATGCCAACAACTCGGTTACCTCTGCCAAGCTTGCAAAGAATATCGCTCTTGGAGTGGCTGCGACACTTACCCCTGCTGGCACGACTCAGACTATCGACTTCGACCTTGGGAACATCCAGACGCTCGACTTGAGCACGGCAACGGGCGACGTAACGCTTAGCTTTTCGAATCCACAGGCAGGCGCAGTCTACAAAATCTGGGTGATTCAAGGCGCTGTCTTCCGTGACCTCATCTTCCCTGCTGGCGTGAAGTGGCCGCAGGCTCAGGCTCCGATTCTTACGCAGTCTAATGGCGCCGTGGATCTGGTAGAACTATACTATACTGGCAGCGACTATCGCGGTCAGTGGGAAGTGAACTGGGGGTAATATGGATCCGATTACATTATCAGCTTTGATTGCAGCAGGAACAACTCTTGCTAGTGGGGTTGGATCCGGGATTGCCGCAGGTAAGCGCGCTAAGTACCAGGGCGAACAGTCTGCTATTGCCGAGCAAGGGAAGGCTATGCAGGAAGAGTTTTCCGAGCAGCAGGAT